CCTTTAAATCTGTTAAATTAAATAATTTTGATTTTTTTGCTTTTGCTCTAAGTGTTGCTAGTGTTTTCGCTGATAAAGGTTTCCTTCTTACTGCCATTATGCCCTGTTCCTTCTCTGTAGTAATGAACGTGGTATTCTTGCACCTGCTTTATATAAGGCACTCACTTGTTTCAATAGACTCGCTCTAGCACTTCTTTTTGCACCTTTTAGACCAGATAGATATTTTTTAGGAATACCAGTTCTTTTGTCTTTGGGTACTTGCCTACGTTTCCGTTTCTTCGCCAACTGTCTGCCCTTCTACTTCTGTGGTTTGGAATTGACCTCTTACTGTTCTATTAGCGTCTATTTCTTCATTTATTGTTCGCATCTTATCGCTATCATCAATAACTGCTTGTGCTATCTGCTTATCTAGTTCTTTGTTAAATGTTTCGGACTTGATACCACTAGCTTTAGCGACCTGAAGATATTGAAGATCATTCGCCCAATCTCTAATATCAAACGTGTCTGGGTAGTTTATAGAGCCATCAAACTGCTTATCTTGCCACATAGCAAACAAACCCCATATCTGTTCTTCTGCGTTCTCAAGATAATCCGCTTTTTCTGATAGTCTTGCGTTCAATAACTGAAATTCTGTTTGTAGAGCAATCCCACTAGCTATTTGTGACCCTGTTGCCCTTACCGACCCCATGTGTGTTATTCTATCAATAGCGTCTACTTTGTTCTGAATGCACTTCATTATTCCATCTAGGTTCTGACCGCTTGGCTGTATGATGTAAGGCTTCAGACTTGCTTCTAGGTCTTCTGGTATCTCAATAATAGCTCCTGCACCTGCACTAGCTTCAACATTAGGTGTTTTTACAAGGCTTGGGTGGTTTGCTAGTCTTATAAGTTGTTCTTTCTCTGAATAGTCGTTGTAGATAGATTGTTGCAGAAAAGCAACATCAGCTAGGTCACTTATTCCTATTGGTCTTTTAGCACCCCTTAGATTATACACATTGACCGCAGGGATTGTTCCTATGGGGTTTGGTATTTCCTCTAATAGCTTTGCATCCCCTTCTGTGTATTCTTCTGAATACTCCTCTACTTCATATGTGCTTATTGTTTCTTCTGTGAATACTTTAATTATGGCTCTATCTGCGTTTATGTCCTCAACCACCATAAGCATATCAAGATAGAACCTACCACTAGCTGAACGCCTGTAATTCCAGTTCACAACATTTTCAGGAGTGTAAATACTAATATAGGGTCTGATGTCCTGTGCCAATTCTTCTGCCCTTGTCTTAGCGTTTGACTGTGGCTTATCAACTATTACCCAACAATTCCCATAAATACTTGCATTCATTTGTACTTCACGCATAACAGTATTAAAGTTTCTACCATCTAAGTCAGCATCCATGAGAAACGACCTTAACTGTTCATCGCCATCTAGTGAGCCATAATCTCTTGTTGGGGGAACACGCCATAAAAAGCTTGTGTATATCTGAACAACATTCTTGCAATGATTATCTACTGGTGTGTGTCTTACTCTTGCGTCATATTCTTCGGGTGACTCTAAAACATATCGGTGTAAGTAATAGCCGTTTTTATAATCATTACCGCCTAGATAACTACGAATATAGAACTCCCAATTAGAAATATTAGCGTTCCATAAATCGTGTTTGCTTGTTAGTGTTTCCCTATCCATTAACTCCACCTTTTAGGTTGGCTTGGTGCGAAATTCCTTTTTAGTGGGAAATTATACTCTACTAAGTACCCTAGAGCATCATTCATATGGTCATACCCACTATCTTTGTCTGGAATATGCGTACCTTCCTTGTAAATTTGTCGCTCTATGCTTTTGATTGCATTTTTACAGGACTTAACAATAAACAGACTATTTTTACCATTTACGTTCTTTAACTTAGAATTTACTGCGTTAATCCTATCCCTCACCAGAGGTGCTGTATTCTTACATCTTACATCAAATCCATTATTTTTCAATATAGCTAAGTCAGTTATTCCACCTGCACTTGTTTTTCTTTGTCTGGCACTAGGGTCTGGATAAACCACTATTTGCTTTCCTTTGTATCTGGTTTTAATTTCATCGCACATTTCATTTGTATTACTGCTATATATTTGTATCTCATCTATCATATAAATTCTATCATTTTCTATAACGCATACAACAGCACTCATAGGGTCAACGTTGAAGTCTAAACCTATATGAAGGTTTGGTGAGTTCTTGTTGCACTTATCAATTATGTTTTTATCCCTTGAGAAGTTGTAATATATCATCCCGGAATAGTTGACAAACGTTGCCTCGTACTCTTGTTGGAAAGTCCTCAAGTCCAGGTCTTGTTTGGCTTGCTCTATCTCATCGTCGGATACTTGTCCACCTTCCAACGTTGTATATTTGAAGGAAGACCAATCTTTATTAGACTCACCTAATTTAAACAGCTCATACGACCAGTTTCCAAACCCTCTGGGACTGCCACAGAATAAAGCGTGACCTTTGGTGTCTGAGAGCGTGGGTCGCAGAACTTCATACCAAGCCTCCTTATTAACGTCAGCAAACTCATCAATGCAGAGAAAGTCTAAACCAACACCTCTTAGGCTTTGCTCGTTGTCCGACCCCCTCAAAGTTATGGTTGAGTTGTTTTTTAAAGTTAATGTCAAATCACTGTGGTTTATATTCTTGACCCATTTATGATTTATCATTTTCTCTTTTAATACGCTCCAGCAGATAGCCTTTGCTTGACGATAGCTTGGAGCAACATACCATATTTTTTTATTTGGATGACTTGCAAACTTTGCCAGTTCATTAATTGCTAAGAATGTTTTACCAAAGCGTCTCCCCGTTATTAAAACTCTGAACCTTGCCTTATTGCTGATGACTTGCTTTTGAGGTTGGGTGAGAGGCATCAGTCAACCGACCACACCAATGGTTCGTCTAACTCTGTTTGTTCAATTCTATCTTGTTGACCCAACATATTCTTGCCCAGAAAGATTTGCATGGTCACATTGCCTTTTTCTGCTGATTTCCACTGAAGCTGTCTGAGTCTTATTTTCTGCTCTGCTCTACCTTTTGTCAGAAATTCGGAATAACTCTTTCTGAGTAGGCTTTCGTCACAACCATAAAAGTCTGCTATTTCCGTATTGGTGCAACCTAAAGATGACAACTTTTGTATTTGACTAGGTTCTATATTGTACTTTTTTGGTCTCGCCATTCCTATTTATACCCCATAGTTAGGTTGGTGTGGCAAAAAGAAAACTCCCGTATGAAGTCCAATCAAACTGAGGTTGCCCACTTATTGCCACATTCTAGCTTTATCGAATCTTAAATAAAAAATCTACTATATTTTATTTTTTCTATTTTCTTTCCTTTTCTTTTCTGCCAGTTTTTTCATCAACTCCACTGTTTCTTTTTTAAACACCCTTGTATTCCTTTGACCCGTGTCTGGAACTATTGGCTTGAGTGCAAATATTTTTTCATAATCTTTATTCATAGTAATTCTAATTCCATTTGATTTTCATTTGATAGCTCTTCTCTTCTCTTTTGTCTGGCTATTTTGTTTCTGCCAAAGTTCACATAATCCATATATTCCTCCCATGAATAGATTTTGTAATATCGTCTTACGACATAGGTTTGAAATCTTTTTAAATCTTTTCTTTGTTGCAATGGGTCATAAACCATTGGGTAGGGGAATACCCCAATATCTATCATTTTTTGAAATCTATACCAAATACGCTCCCAAGTTTCTCTTCTATCGTATCCCACAAGCATATAAGCGGTTACATAGTGCGGTTTAATTCCATACTTTTGAAGTCTTTCTATTCCAGTAAAAAATCTTTTTTCATCTCCTATGTTATCCCATGCGGTGTAAATTCTTTTATATTTGAATTGGTCATCCATAAAATCTAAAGTTGCTAAATTTTCCGCTACGATATCATCTATCAGACGAATATTTATACCTTGATTAAAACAAACTTTAAAACCGCCATCTTGTATTTCCTTCACTCTTGCTCTCCAACTTTCCTGTGGCTGTCCAAAGAAATCATTATCCAATAGGTGTAGCTTTTTAGGATACTCTTCACCCCGCCATATATCGTAAACACTGTTTACTTCATGGTTTTTTCCTTCTTTAGTGGGAACAACGCAAAATTTGCATTTCAGACGGCAACCCCTTTGTGTAAACCCTAAACTGAATTTATAATTTGGATAAAAACTGTAATCTAATTCCGTGCTTTCCCCAATGATATCTTCAATTTTAAGTTTCCAATTGGATGTGCCTGTACCACCGATAATTGCGTTTGGATAATTATGTAAAAGCTTTTCGATACGATTTTTAGAAAATTGAAAAATAGATGAAGCCAAAACCATGTCATAGTCTGGTTCTGTTAAATAGTGATTAACTGACCTTGTGAAAAAGACATTATCACCTTTATTTTTGAAATATGCACTTAATTTCATCAAAGCAAGATTTGGCAACTTACCATCTATTTGAACAAGTTTAATATTTTTTTGTTTCATTTATGGCAAATCCCAATAATAGTTAATGACGCTTCTACAATTCTTTTTATTAGAAATAGGGTCACGCAATTGGTTGATGGCTGTGGCTAAAGATAAACACTCGGCATGATTGTCAAAGACCAACCTATGCACCTCTACATCTGCGGTTTCAATATCCGTGATGGTTATTAAATACATGGTGAATGTGATAACTTCCATCATAGTTTTTTGGCTTTCAACCCGGTGTAGTTTTCCC